AAGAATATGTCTCTTGATGGTAAGGCTCGTTTAGCGAAACGATCCGATGGAGACACTTATGAATACTTGGTGTATGCCTGCATATTCGGTCTAACCGATGAGCAGGGGGAGGCTGTTTTCACGTTAGAGGACAAGGTTAAACTCAAGACGAGCGTTGACCCAGACATCGTTATTCGCCTTGGCAATTTTGCTTTGGGCATACAAGGTGATGACGAAGAGGAACGTGAAAAAAACTGATTGACGATCAAGGGGAGCCGACTGACTTGTTCTTAATGTTCGAGCTTGCCAGTCGCCTTGGTCAACCTCTCTCGGTGATTATGGACATGACTGTGAACGAGTTTAACCACTGGTTCACTTATTACCGCATCAAGCAGGAGATGGTGAATGGCGACACCCGCTGACATTCTATTAAGAGCAAGAGTAGACGATAAAGTCTCCAAGCCTCTTCAGCAGATAAACACCAAGATCAATCAGACTACCAAGGCCGGTAAGGACTTGGGTGGTCAGATGCGTTTGATGCGTGGTGGAGCGGGGCAGTTAGGTCATCAGATTCAGGACGTTGCAGTTCAGCTTCAGATGGGCACTGACGCGATGATCGTGTTTGGTCAGCAGGGTTCTCAGGTTGCAGCTTTGTTTGGCCCTAAAGGCGCAATGCTTGGTGGTCTTCTTGCTGTCGGAGCCGCCTTATCTGGCCCAGTAATAAACGCGCTGACTGGCGGCAGTACGGCCTTACAAAAGTTCAGAGACGATGCTCTTGAAGCTGCTGGTTCTATTTCTGAGTTAGATGGCGCTCTTAGAGAGCAAGCTAAAGCCGCGCTCAGGACTGAACTGAAGGAAGTGTTAACAGATCAGATCCGTCTTACGAATCAACTTGAAGAAGCAAAAGCTCAATTGCGAGTGGAGGAAGAAAGAACGGGTGGTCGGAGTAGGGCCGTTCAAGAAGATCCGACCGCTGAACTAGAAGATCAAATCAAAAAATTAGAGGCGCAGTTACAGTCCGCAACGCCTCAAATTGCAGCAATGAAGGACGAGTATAGGGGCCTTAACCCTGAACTTACTGCTTTGAATAAGGGTCTTGAAGACGAGATAGCCTTGCTTGGCTTAGATGAAGTTCAGCAGGCTCGTCAAACCTTAGCCACAATGGCGGGTACTGATGCGCAGAAAGAGCGCTATATCGCGCTTGTGCAGATGTTGGCTAGTAAGCAAGCAAACATTGAGAAGACTGAGAAAGAAGCGGCGGCGGAAGAGGCCGCAGCGAAAAGAACCGCCTCAGCTATAGACCAAATTAACGGCAAGTTGCTTGAAGAGCATATCCGATTGTCTGGTGGGCAGGTTGCATTAGAGCTTTATAGAGCTTCTTTACTAGGCCTTGGCGAAGATTCACAAGCAGTTGCGCTCATTTTGGCTAATGATGCTGAACGAACTAGGCTGGCAGAAGAAAAGCTGGAGCAGCAAAGACAAAAAGCGCAAGCGGCTGAGGCTAAACGGAAAGCGGAAAACCTTGCGAGACAGAAAGAACAAGATAAGGCAACGGCTTTATCTATGACTAAACAATTCGCTTCAATGGATACTGGAAGCAAGAAGATGTTTCGTATCCAGAAAGCATTTGGCATAGCTGCTGCAACCATAAGCACTTTTGAGGCTGTCAACAACGCTTTGGCATTGAAACTCCCTCCCCCTATACCTCAAGTCATGGCAGGCATCGCGTTAACTACTGGATTAGCTAACGTCGCTCAAATCAAAGCGCAGAGCTTCGAGGGTGGTGGCTTTACCGGGCATGGAGCTAGAGCTGGTGGGTTAGATGGTAAGGGTGGACGCATGGCTATGATCCACCCCAATGAAACGGTGATTGACCATAGCAAGGGTGGGGCTAGCGGCGTGACCGTTATCAACAACGTAGACGCTAGAGGCTCTGGTGCCGACGTAGATCAAAGAATCAAATCTGCTATGGTCCAGACATCACAACAGACTATAATGACCATCCAAGATCTTATGAGAAGGGGTAGATTTGCCTAATGACTACTTTCACCTTCCCAAGCATTACCCCAACGACTAACACGTTTGAGCTTGTTTCTAATACTCGCACGTTCCAGTCACCCTTGACTAACGCAGTGCAGACCACATCCCGCAAGGGTTCTTTATGGAGGGCCAGTTTGCAGTTTAGAAACCTCTCTGGTGATAACCGCCAAGAGATGCAGGCGTTTCTCGTTAAGCTAAATGGGCAGCAGCATCGGTTTACCTTGCACGACCATTCTTTTACTAGAAGGGGAGCGGGTGGCGGCACGCTGGTTGTGAACGGTGGTAGCCAATCGGGTACCAGTCTGGTCTGTGATGGGGCTACGGCTAACGTCTCGAACTACCTGAGAGCCGGCGATTACATTAGCTTCAACAACGAGCTTCACATGGTCGTGGCAGATGCTAATAGCGATGCTGGTGGGAACGTAACTTTGTCAATCGCTCCCCCCATTCGCAAAACGCCAGCAGATGACACAATAATTGCTTACACCTCGCCAGTAAGTGGGGTGTTTATGTTGGCAGGCCCAGCGTCATGGGATACCCAAGTGGACATAACGTCTACGTTCAACATTGAAGCGGTGGAGGATGTTCTGGCATGAGTAGAGGTTTCCCATCTGCGGTTCTTGATGCCCTATCTGCTCAGCATGTCGTGCTGGTTACGTTCACCAAACTGGAGTTTCCAAGCGGGGTTTTGTACCTGCATAACTCCATCGGCACCTATACTTGGGGCGGTGAGGACTGGTTAGGGGTTGGTGATCTGGGGGAGATTAGTCAGATTGAAGAAGGCGCTGAGATTAGCCCATATAAGATCACGCTATCTTTGTCTGGTTTAGACCCAGACGTATCTGCCGCCGCTCTTACTGAGGACTACTACCTTCAGCCTGTAACGGTTTACCTTGGCGTTTTAGATTCTAGTGATGACCTGATTGCTGACCCCACGGTTGTGTGGGAGGGTGCAATGGATCAGATGATCGTATCAGTTGGTGCAGAGGGTGGGGATGTCATCTCGCTGACCGCCGAATCAGAGCTTGCCAGATTCAACAAAGCCTCCAACCTAAAGTACACCAGCGCCCAATTGCAGAAAGACTTTTCTGGAGACTTAGGCTTCGACCTAATGGCTGACATTGACGGAGCGAAGTTAAGGTGGGGAGATGCCGCATCTAACGCGATCATCGGAACGCCTAGACCGGGAACCTTCAGGCCGTTGGATCCCGATAACATTACGCCTCCTGATTTAAGGTTCTAATGAAGGTTTATGCCGCATTAAACAAGTGGAAGCGTCGAGAGTTTAGCTATGGCGATGCCGACTGCTGCCAGTTTGCCGCGTTTGTTGTCAAAGAGTTAACCGGCAAAGACTACGCCGAGAGGTTCAAGTACGAATCAGAAGCGCAGGCTGATTTACTGGTAGGACGAGAGGGTGAGCTTGTGGACTTCATCGGCAGCATCTTAGGAAAAGCTAGTTCAGAGTTAAAGGATGGCGACCCTTGTATTGTTGATATTCCGATGATTGGTCAGGTGTGCGGAATAAAGCTATCAGACAATGTGGTTTGCCTGACTAAAAAAGGCATGACACGGATTCCAGACCGATACTTGATAGCAGGATGGAGCGTATAGAATGCCACAAGCTGTAGCGTTTATAACAACAGTCGCAAAAATAGTTATCGGCGTGGTAGAAACCGTTGGCGTAATTGCCACTATGGGCAAATTTGGATACGTTGGCAGCATTATCGCGGGAACGGCGGTGCTTGCAGCTCCTGCGGCTCTTAAAGCGTTGATGCCTGACTTATCTATACCTCAAGCGGACAACGACAAGACCAGACAGCAAACAGCCCGTGGAACTATAGAATCTCAAAAGATGGTCTATGGTGAAGCTCTAATATCTGGGCCGATCTTCTTCGTTGGCTTGGGTGGGACTGACAATAAAGACCTATATCACGCCATCGCCCTCGCTGGGCATGAATGCCAAAGTATTGGAGACGTGTTCTTCGATAACAAAGCTATAACAGATGCGCAAATCTCAGGATTTAACGTAACTGCTGGGCCTTATGGCCCGACATCTGATGACCCTTCAGTCACCATAACCCAGATTAATCGACGGCTAGGCGCAAGCGACCAGACCTATGACACGCTCCTCCAGCCTTTCGTTGGTGCAAATTGGAGCACAGCCCACAGGACTCGTGGGATTGCCACGATATCAACTAAGTGGACGCTGACCGATTCATCTCAAGAGGTGTGGGATCGGTTAAAGCCTCAGAACATCAAAGCCTTAGTCAAAGGCAAAAAAGACATTTACGACCCTCGCCTTGATACGAGTGCGGGGGCCAATCCTACCAATGCAACTTATCAGCAATGGTCAGACAATCCCGCTCTCTGCGTAGCTAATTACCTGACAGACACCAAGTTTGGACTGTCTATCCCTGTTAGCAAGATTGACTGGGCTGCGGTGGAGACTGCGGCGGATGCTTGTGATGTCACGGTATCGGTGCCCAATTCAGGTACGCAAAAGCGGTTCACTGCGAATGGTGTTTTGTTCGCAACAGACACTCACCGAGCAAACATCAACAAGCTGCTATCTTCTATGAACGGCAGCCTAGTCTATTCAAACGGTATCTACACGATCAGGGCAGGTGTTTATGAAGCCCCCACTGAAAGCCTCACGGAAGATGACCTCGCAGGCCCAATCACGGTTAACACTTCGGTGGAACGCGGTGCGCGTTTTAATACGGTCCGCCCGATTTTTATTGACCCCGCCCAGAACCATAAATCAGTCGAAGCACCAGCGGTATCTATTACGGCGGCAGTTAGCAGAGATAACAACGAGGTTCTCACCAAAGACATAGAGCTGCCTTTCACTAACAGCTCGTACATGGCTCAGAGGATCGCGCACAAACAAATTCAGATGAGCGACCAACAAAAGGTGCTGACTTTCCCTGCAAACCTTACAGGTCTTAGAATAGACGTTGGGGACAGAGTTTCGGTTACAGTTGAGGAGCTGAACTACAGCAACAAGGTCTTCCGCTGCGCTAGTTGGTCTTTCTCTGATACCCAAGACGGGGTGGTTAACCTCACGCTCTTGGAAGATGATGCTGGTTCTTATGCCGACCCTCTTGTTGGTGAATACAGCACTCTCCAACCTTCTGGCGTTATCACTGAGGCGTTTCGTGGAGTACCCGACCCACAGAACCTGTCTGCCACTGCTGGCTTAAAATCTATTGAGTTAGATTGGACAAACCCAGTTAACACTAGTTTGTTCAAAGAGATTGTAGTCTATGCCTCGCCCGACTCATCTTGGGCAAACAAAGTTGAGGTTGGTAGGACGCTTGGCACACAGTTCGTGCATGACGCTTCAACTTCTGCTGACCCTATAGACGTTGGTGATACCCGCTACTATTGGGTGAGGGCGGTAGCTTACGGGACGGGTTCTGGCTCTTTCGTGGAATCAGACCGAAATCCAGACAACGATACATCGAATATCTTAGCCACTGTCGGGCCAAACAATCCTGACTATTCAGACATTGTGGACGATACGCCAGCGCAGGCAGCGCCAACAGCTCTCACCCTCACAGAAACCACCGTCTTGGGTAATGATGGTTCTGTCTTGCCTGCTGTTCGTGTGTCATGGACTGCGCCCAGTGTTGCCACCTACGTTTCGTTCTACGAGGTTGAGTTCAAGCAAACCTCACAAGGCGAAATCGACTATGGGCAGGTTGCAGACTCCTACAATCAGACCATCAACTATGGCTCTGTTGCTGATGCCACGACCCTAGAGCTTAACTATGGCGGGGTGAACGAGGCTATCAGCGGGGCGGGCGCTGAATTTTCCTCGATAAACGTCTATGGAACCAGCACTGTAATAGCTGGCATGAAGGAGCTAGAGGAGTTCACCTTTAGGGTGAGGGCGGTCACGCTGACTGGCAAAACGTCTGGCTTTATCACTGAGACTCTGACCCTACAGGGCGACCAGACTGCGCCAGCTATCCCGTCTAGCATCACGGCTACCGGCGGCATTCAGCAAATCAAGCTGAACTATGAGCTACCAAGTGACTCCGACTTGGCCTATGTCGAGATATTCGAGAACACGGTTAATAACCTTTCTTCGGCTACGCTGATTGTTAAAACAAAATCAGACCAGCATACAGTCACAGGGCTGGGGAACAACGTAACCCGTTACTACTGGTTAAGGAGCGCAGACCGCTCTGGCAACCTATCTGGTTACAGTGCCGCGTTTTCAGCCACGACACAAAAGATTGTTCTGGATGACCTTGCACAATCTGTCCTAGACCAGTTTGCAGAAGGCGATGCTTTCGGTATTGAGCCTGTAAGCACCCTCTCAGGCGTAGTAGGCGACCATGTAGGGCAGATTAAGCTCTTAACGACTACAGATACCCTCTACGTCTGGACTGGCTCTGCGTGGTCTACAGACCTTTTCACGGCATCCAATGTTGACCCCGGTTCTATCACTGCCGCTTCGTTTGCTTCTGGTTTCGAGCCAATCTCAGCGGTTTCTAGCCTGCCCTCTCCCACGGGATACACTGGGACATCTTTGGTTTTCTTAACCACTGATTCTAAGGTTTACCGCTACGATTCATCGGTTCCCGAATTCACGACGTTGGTAAACACCACAGACCTGTCTGGTACGTTAGCCGAGGATCTGTTCAGCGATACGATTAGACCGATAGAGAGGGTGGGTACGTTACCGACCACTAACCTCACCACGGGTCGGGTGGTCATGTTGACCACTGATAACAAACTGTATCGTTACAGCGGCACGTCTTGGACTTCTGCCATATCAGCGGCAGACCTTGATGACCAAGTAAACCTACAAACGCAGGTATTCGGTCAGGTACAAGCCTCAAGCCTCACTACAGGGCAAGTCCGTACTGCGGCCTTAGACGCTAACGCAGTGACGGCTGCTAAAATAAATGTGAGCGAGGTTTTTGCTGATACTGCGGTAATCGGCGCTATCCAAGCATCTTCTATTACAGCGGCGGCTATTGATGCTGCTGTGGCGAATTTTGAGTTCGTGGAGAGTGTAAACATTGCCTCCGACGCGGTGACGGCGGGGAAGATTAACGTATCTAGTCTATCCGCTATCTCCGCGAACCTTGGAACGGTGAACGCAGGCAACATCAACGCTTCGCAGGTTTCCGTCTACAACTTAGATGGCGGCAACATTTCATCAGGAACGGTGCCCACTGCTCGATTGGACGTTGCAGGGATTATCACGGCTGGCTCCATCATCGTATCGAATGATGACATCTCCAACCTGAACAATAACGCTGGGTATGTGGATTCATCTGGCGCGGCATCTGCGGCACCAGTGCAATCTGTCGCGGGTTCTACGGGTAACGTGAGCGCCCAGACCATTATTACTGCTGGCGGTATTGCGGTTACATCGGACATTCCAACGGCGGTATCTGAATTATCCAACGACAGCGCCTATGTAAACGCTGCGGGTGCTTCTGCTGCGGCTCCAGTTCAGTCGGTCGCTGGTGCTACGGGTGCAGTGTCTGCGAGTACAATCATCACGGCAGGAAATATCGTTGTTCAAGGCGACAACATCTCTGACCTAAACAATGACTCCGCATTCATTAACGGTGGGCAGGTGAATTCAAACGTCACCAGTATATCGGGTGGGGTGATTACCACTGGCACCATTAACGCTAACAGGATAAACATTGATAACGTCACCCTAGACACAGATGGTTCTGGGCAGCTAATCATTCACGCCTCTGGTGTTGACACCCCGCAGATCGCCGCAAACGCAGTGACCAATACCGAGGCTCAAGAGCTTGCTTCTTCAGTAACGTGGGGCAACACCAACGACAAGATAATAATGACGCTAACCTTCACGGGTTCTGGTCAGCAAGCAGAGATTTATTGCGAGTATATAATCGGTGGCCTCGGCGCTAACAACCACTCTGGAATTTTGAAGCACAATGGAACGGTGGAGCGCTCCTCAATACGAAATGGTGGAAGCAACACGATTACAGCATTGGTTACGACTACCGTCGGCAGCAACACAGCACAGCTAGTGATAAACACTACGGGCAGCACTGCTGTGGTTCCCTATGCCTATATCCGTGAGCTAGAGGTGAAGCGATGATTGACTACTTCGTCACAAATGCTGATGGCTATATCGTCAAAAAAGGCCAGTGCTTAGAGGAGAATCTACAGGCGCAAGCTTCAGAGGATGGTGAGCGAGCTTATGAGGGGAGG